AACGATCGCCGGGCTCTCCTGCCGCGCCATCGGTTCAACACGGCTGCGATAGATCCGGGTGCCGACACCAGTGGTGTCAGTTAGCGCCGTGCGGATCGCCGCCAGGATGGTTTCGCGCTTAGTCGTCATACCAGCAGATTAGCGAGACGGTGCCATCAAGGCGCGAAGGATGGGATGAGAAAGCGAGACGTCTTAGCCGGGGACACTACTGGGCCGGACCAGCATCAGGGAACGGTGCGGTCGGTGGTGTGAAATTACTGGTGTAGCGGGCGACGCCTTTGGTGATGCGGATGTCGTCAATGAAACCAGAAAAGTCCCACGCCTCCGTGCCAGAAAAATTAAGTCTGCCAACGTAAAATGCCCTTGTGCTCGAAGAATAAAAGGTAGGGCGACTTGCGGTTGATCCTACCTGAGATCCGTTAAAGTACAGCCTGCAGTTAGCGCCATTTTTAGCAAGTGCAACATGGTGCCAAACGTTTTGCGATACAGCTACACTTGCATTTATTATGGTGTCGTCACCATCGCCAAATATAATACTCGTATATGCGGTTGAAGTTCCGCCAAGCTGAAGCGACCAGCCGCTTGTTGAATTTGCATAATTACCAATTAACATGCGTCTATATGCGCCAAAGGTTGATCCAGGATTTGCATTGACATAAAACCATAGCTCTGCCGTACAATCTCCGCTTCCAATGTCAAAAGCATTGTTGGCAGGGATAGTAAGAAAATCCCCGCTCCCATCAAACGCAATACTCGCCCCACCAAACTTGCTTTGCGCCGTGCTGATCTGCGCGTTGCCAACCGCAGTCACGGTTTTAGGCGATGGACTGTTATCCACGATGGTGGTGCTGCCGTTGGCGCCGTTGCCGTGGAGCAACAGGGACACGTTGCGATAGTCCTGATCTAGAGGAGTTCTCTCAGTCGGCGTAATCAACCAGCTCATCGCAACACCTCCAGGGCAGTCGTAGTGGCAGTGTCTAGTGACTCGTTCATGGGATAGCAGCTCCAAACGCGTTGATCACGTCGGTGACGCGGGCGTCAAGTTTGGCAAGGTCTAGGGCTTCGCCGATGCTGTAGAAGGAGAGGCGGGCGTTCTGATAGCCACTTGCAATTCTGAATACAGAGATATTTGCATCCGTTGGAGATACTGAGCTGGCAACGTAATCAAAAAAAGTCCTGGCGCTAATAGCACTAAAACGACTAGATGTTGAACGGTTTACAGCATATACTCCGATTGCTGCTGGAGTAATAGTTGTAGACGGCGTTGAGCGCACTCTAGCCGCACCATTAAATAAATAGTTGTTGCCGGAAGTGATTGTGCCTATGTAGCCATTGGCGTTTCCAAGTGACCCCAAGTAAACACATGCGTGATTGCTATCTTGTGGGTCGGCATTATTGTTTCTGTTGGTGTTGAGATAATTATCGGATCCATTGCCTTGAAGTCCAGTCTTCCGGTTGTAGTCCCACCCACCTTCAGTACCAAACCTAGTCGGCGCAGTCCCTACCAACGGAACCAATGCTCCACTCAACGTCCTCGCGCCAGCCAAGATACAACTGGCCTTGATCGCACTCCAGATCCCATCTGCCTTGCAGCCAAGGACGAAGTTATCAATGGCGATCTTGACTTTTTCCTCCAGTGCTTGGCCGTCTGCGGTTTCCACGGCGGTGATGTAGGCAGCCGCGTCAGCGTCCATCGGCTGCCAGGTCTTGCGCAGATTCAGCTTCGCCCCAGTTGGCTTCTGGATGATCAGCGTCATACGACACCTCCATCTGGCTCAGTAGTGCCGTTGACTACTGGGGCAGGTTCGACATAACCATAAGGTTTGCCATCTGCCTGGAACTGCGGATCAACAGGCCCGACATAGTAAGGACCAACCTTATACAACTCAGCTCGTTGGCGAACAGTTTCCACCACACTGGCCCAGAAATACTCTTCAGGGGTAGTGGCAGGAGTACTGCCTTGAACAAGGCTATATTCAGCCACAAGGGCAGGAATTAGCTCGTCGGGAATGTCGATAGTAAATTGAGCCATTGGAAAACCTCCTTAGGATTTGATGACGGCATAGCCGATCACCACAGCTTCGCTGAGTGAACCAGCCGTGATGTTGGTGACGTTGATCACCGCAGAACCTGCGGCAGCTTGTGCATTAAGGGCGTATGCACCAACAGTTCCACCACTGACGTGATTGAGCACCAGCAGATCAGTCGCTGCAATCGAGGTGTTGGTAAGCGTGAAACTGACGATTGTGGTTGCTGCCAAAGCGGCAGCGTTCATTGTGATCCGACCGCACGGAGCATTCAGTGTTACACTAGTGCTTTTGTTGGTGGCTTGAGTGACGGAGCTGCTGCCACTGCTGTAGCCAAAAGTGCCTTTAGTTGAGTCGTAACCAAGATTGCCGCCAGCATATGCGCCAGCATTGTTATAGATTACCTGCCCACTAGACCCAGCAACTAAACCAACCGTTCCCGTGGCATCGGGGAAGCTGATGGTGCGGTTGGCGGTTGGGGTGACGCACTGAACGGTTGTAGTAAAAGTGCCGCCATCGTCGAGGTTAATGTCACCTCGGTTGGTAAGGACATTGGTGGTCTTGTTCCAGGTCAGATCGGCGTCACCACCGAACGCGCCAGCGTCGTTGAACTGGATCTGGGTGGTGCTGCCGCCGGGCGTGCCGCCACCTGTTGCGTTTAGCGTGGTACCGCTCAGGCTCAAATTGGTGCCGAGGGTGATCTCTTCAGCAACGCCAGTGCCTGCGCTCCCACGACCCAGCAGGCGATTGGTCGCCATGCTGGTGCTGATGGTGGGCGTGGTGCCGCCGCTGCTGCTGATCGGCCCGGTAGCAGACACGCTCGTGACAGGCGCCGTGCCACTACTGGCTGCCGTCAGGCGGCCCTGCCCGTCAACAGTGACCGATGCGTTGGTGTAGCTACCGGCGGTGACGGCTGTGTTCGCCAGGTTGGTGCCATCGAGCAGCTTGGGCTTCCACAAGCCGTCGGCTGCCTTGTAGAGAACCTGGCCAGACGTGGCGCCAGTAACCAGAACGTCGTGCAACTCTTCCAGCTCAAGGCCATTATCGACCTTGACGTAGATGATCCCAGAGGTGCCCGGCGACTGCTTGACGCAATATCCCAGCACCACACCGTGCGCGGGCTGCGTTGGCCTTGTGGTGGTCAGGCCGCCAGTGGTTTCACTCAGCCAGATGGTTGCGCCTTCAACCAAGGCTGAAGTATCAATGCCATCAAGCAGACCAACCGCGACAACATAACCTTCCGTGTTGTTGGCAATCGCGGCCTGCGTAATACCCAGCGTGTTGGTAGCAGTAGCCTCCAGCGAAGCATCAGCAAGTGCAACTGTTAAAACAGTGCCGCTACTGCCGACAACATAAACAGCCGAGCCTTTCGGGATTGTGCTGCCGGTATTGTTGCGGACCAGCTTCGTGACAAGTGTGGCGCGATCAACAACGATCGAATCCAGCTTCGTCTTATCCGCTGCCGACTGCAAGCCTGCATCTGTTGTTGTAGCAACCGGCAGCACCACACCGGCGCCAGTTGAGCTATTCAGCGTGCGCGTCGCCGCCGTATAGGTCAGGTCGGTCGCCGGCGCCAAATTGGCAATGTCCTGCGTCGTCGCGTCTTTCGTCGCACCCGCCTGATCCATCGGCACCCGTTCGGCGCCAGTCAGCGGCGTTGTTGCGTTGGGGAGTCCGGTGATCGTGGTGCTCATAGCGTGATAAGCGGATCCCCCGCCAAGGTCGTGAGGTTGAGGCCGGACAGGGTCGCGATACTGTTGAAGTCTAGCTTCTGCAAAGCAATCTCGGCAAACGCCCCATCGTCCAGCAAGCGCGTCTCTCGCACTTGATACGGCGTATTCTGAACAGTGACGTTATCGCCATAAAGCAAGCCGCCAAACTGTGATGCCTTTACGGTTAATCGATAATCAGTTGTTAAGACCATCCCATTTGCAATTATCTCGCTTGGCATATCAAGAACGCCAATGCCCGATACCGCCCCAGCACTCACTGGAACGCCAAAGTCCATCAGGAACAGGTCTAGATCTTCAGTGAAGGCCATGCTCTCATCTTAGTTGCATACAGAAAACCCAGCCCACCAGAGGCAGGCCGGGGCGATCAGCAGCTACAAATCAGCCGTACTTCTTCACGCCGACGCCGTTCACCGAGAAGGTGAAAGAAGGCGTGGAGCCACCGATGGTGTAGGTCACGCGCACATAGCGCTTGGCCTCATCCTTGCTGACCACCAGCTTCTGTTGGGAAGCTGTGGTGGTAACGGTGGTGAACGCAGCACCGCTGATGGCGGTGTAGCCGCTGCCCAGTGAATCAGAGTGCTCGACGGTCACCGCCAGGGTGGGGGTGGTGCCGGTGCCAGCAGCCGAATCCAGAATCAGCACGACGTCGCCGTCGTAGGTCTGCATGTCGAGGCCGGTGCCGTTGCCAGTGGCAGTACGTGCAGCTGTGGGGTGGAAACTCAGAGTCTCGAGCTTGTCGAGGGCTTGGCGAAGGATGGCCATGGATCAGTCCTCCTCGGAGGTTGTGGGGGTGGTGGTCTTGCGAGACCGCTTCGGAGCCTCAGGCTCGGGTTGCGGTTCAGGCTCAACAGCAATCTGAGCCTTGTTCATGCCAATCAGCAGATTGGCGTCGGCCACGCTGACCTCAACGAAGGAGCCGGCACTAACCGACTCCCCCGAGATCATGACCGAGCGCAAAATCTCGATCCTCATGGCGATCAGGTGCCGAAGCAGAAGGCGCCAGGCTGCTTCACGGCGAAATCAACGTCCTGCAGGGCAATGATCCGCACGGTGCCGCTGGTGCTGCCGGCGTAAGGGTCGACGGTCAGGTCGAGACCGGACCACATGCCCATCACGAACTGGCTGAAGTCACCAAACAGGCAGTCGTTGTTAGCCAGCTGGTTGGAGACGATCACGGGGTAGCCGTTGATCTCATTGTTGTCGAAGACAAACTGAGCAGTCGAAGTAGCCGACTTTTCAGTGCTCTTCAGGGCACCACGAGCGGCAGCGTTGATGATGTAGCGCAGAGAGCCAGCATCAGCGTTCGCAGCAGCTACATCGGTCTCCATGCCGATGTACTCGGCGAAAGTGCCGTAGGTGGTGATCGTCTGAGCACCGATGCCAGTGGTGTTGGTCAGACCCAGAGGCTGGTTGGCGCTACCGGTGCCGTAGATGGCGGCGCGATCCAGTTCCAGCGCAATCACACGAGCCAGGTCGTTGCGGACCATGGCCTCGACGTCGATCGAGGACTGGAGCAGCAGACGACGGCTGTAGTCAACGAATGCACCCACAGTTTTGGGGGTCATGTTGACCTGATCAATTGCCTGCTGGCTCTCGGTCGGGCTGCCGCCTTCACCCACCCAGTAGGCGGTAGCAGCGGAGGTCTGACGGGGAATGCTGATGTTGCCCTGCAGGCCGCTCAGCATGGTCACGCCAGCCTGCATCATCGCCATGCGATTGCGCAGCAGGTCGATGAAGGAGCCGCTCAGCAGCTCAGAGGCCACGAGGTTGCCGCCGGCTGTGGCGGTGCCAACAGTCAGGTCGCGACGCAGGACCTCGTTGGGAATCACGATCCCGTTGGAGGAGCGCTCATACTTCTTGGCAGCAGCCTCGCCCACCTCGATCTCAAACGCAGCAGCCCGGCGGGCCTTAGCGTCAGCGGGGTTAACGAGGTAGTTCAGGGCGCGAACAAAGGAGAACTCACGGGTCTCCTTGTCAGAAAGACCAAGATCGTTGGCCTTTTCGTCGGCGATGCGGTGTTCCACTTTGGAGCTGCGGGTGTCGATTTTTTCCAGGACAGCGGCGCGAGCCTCGTCCACGGAACGGCCGCCATCGATGAGCTCGCGAGCAAGCTCTTGGAGACCATGCTTTTCGCCGAGGGCGGTGATGGTGGCGATACGGCTGCGCTCGGCCTCGACGGCCTTGGACCGGATCACCTCCACGTCAGGGGTGTTTTCCATTTGAACCTCAGGTTCAGGTTGAGGGGTTGGTGATGCGGCAGGGGCCGCAGAGTCAGTCGCAAGCGACCGGCCTACACCCACAGTGGGGTCTGCCGGGATGCTAACAACCGAAACTTCGTACGGACTCCACTGGGTCGCGACGAAGTTTTCGCCACGCTCTTCCATCTTGTTGATGGCATAGCCAAAGCTGACACCCCGAAGGACGCCATCCTTGACATCAGCCATCACCTCCTTGGCAAAGCTATTGCGAGAGAAGCGCACTTTCACGTAGCCACGCTTCTTCTTGCCGTCGATCCACGCACGCTCGACGACGCCCACCACCTTGTCAGGGTTGTGGTTGAAGAGGAGCGGAGCACCGTCGTTCAGACGGGCCAAATCAGCGGACTCGCTTTCGTGGCTCAGCACTTCGTTACCGAAGTACCGAACCACCGGATACTCGGAACTGAAGGGAAACTCGAAGCTTCGATCCTCCACCTCCGAGAACGAGGTGACTTCAGTGCGCGTGTAGTTGCCTTCCAGCTTGCGATCGCCGCCTTCTGCCATCTCTACAGCGTCGGATTCTGCCTCGGGGTCTTCGCCTTGCAGGACTTCCATGGTGTCCTCCACCACTTCCATCATGTGCTCAGCTACAACCGCAGCAACGGCATCGCCCACAGCAGCAATTTGCTCCTCGGACAGATCAGCCAGAGCGCGATCCTCTTCAGGTGTTTGGATTTCGTCCATCAGTTAAGCGTTCCCTCTGGACGCTCGGATTGAACTTCATCCACATTACTCACCTTCTTGCGACGCGAATTCCTGGTGCGACGGGGAGCTTGGGGTGGGGCCGGCTCCCCGTCGCCAGCCGGTTCGCCGTCAGGAGGAACCCCGGCCGCCGACGTCTCAGGATTGATGTCAGCGTCCAACGTGACACCGAGCTCCTCGGCCAGCTTCTTCTCTCGCGCTAGCTGCTGCAGGTTTTCATCCAGATCGCCGCCAAGCTCAGCCACAATCTGAGCCTTGGTTTTGTAACCGGCAGCTTCCATCTCGCGGTAAGCCTTCACTTCCTTGAGCGGATCCACCCAGCTCCAGCCGCGCGCCATCCAGCGGGGGTTGTCATAGCGGTCCGGCCGCAACTCATAGTCAGGCAGGGCCAACTCACCGCTCAGTACCGCCACATCGAGCCACTCGCGGAACACCCGCATGTGAAAATTTTCGATCAGATAGGACTGCACCACCTTCCAGTGGTCGCGATCCTCCAGCAGCGAAAGCCGGCTGCTGCTGTAGTTGGTCTCGCTGAAATCACGGCTCAGCGTCTCGTAGCTGCAGCCAAAGCCCGACGCGATGCGCCGCGTCTTAGCTCGCACGAACATCTCGTACTGCTGGTCCGGTGAGGACAGGTTCGGGATCGTGACCTGCTGGCCTGGGTCCAGGTACTTGAACACCCCAGGCTCAAACTCCGAGATGCGCTGGCCGTCCTCGACATCATCAGCCTCAAGTTCACCCTCGGGTGACGTGATGAAGCCCATCAGACTGGCGCCCGAGCGGGCACGCACCACCGCAGCCTCTTCATAGCCGGCCAACTGGTGGGCATCGCTGATCACCGGCGCAAACCAGGGGACTCCCCTGTGCTGATTGGGGCGCTCAGGGATGAATAGGTGGATGACGTCCTTCGCCGGCAGGAAGACGTGCTTCACGCTGGCTCGATCCGGCGTCCCCTGGAACCAGTAGTCGCCAGGGTGCCGCGTCAGGAACGCATACTGCACCGGGCGGCCGTAGGGGTCGATCTCGACACCCATGCGCCACTCGTTGCCCTTGGCGCTCACCGCACCGTTGTATTCATCGTCCAGCAGATCGCTCTCGATGATCTCCAGCGCCATCGGCACCTTGCTGCCGCCGAACGACCGCCGGTGGATCCGGAACACCACCTCGCCGCTCTCGGGCAGGGCGCCGGCCGCCAGCCACTCCAGTATGTAGAAGCTGTTCCGGCCCGCCACGTCGCAGAATTCCTTGCGGCACCACTGGGTCCACAGGCCCTCGATCGCAGCATTCAGACGATCGTCGCGCTTGTTGCCCCGCAGCGCACGCACCTGCGCCTGCATCTTGATGCCCTGGCCCACCACGTTGATCTGCGTGGTGCGCTTCGCCTGCCGCGCATACGGGTTGTCCCGCACCATCTGCCGGCTGCGATCCCGCAGCTTGCGCAGACTCGTCTTGATCTCAGCGTCAGCGCTGGTGCCGTTCGCAATCCAGTCGCTGGTGAGGCGATTGATGATCGCACCGGCATAGGTGCGACGACGACGCCGGGCCGGCTCCGGCTGCTGCTTTGCCCCGAATCCAAGGGCAGTCAATACGCGCGTGCGGAGTCCCATCAGCGGCCGAACCTCACAAACAGGTTATGTGGATTGCCGAGGCCGTTCGCGATCATCGCTGCCTTGTTCTCGCGGGCAACCTCAGCCTTGAGCCGCGACTCCAGCGCCAGCAGCTCGGCCAGGTCGTAGCGCTTCAAGCTGCGGGTGCCGATGCGGTACTCCTGGACAGCGCCACCGCTCATCAGCGAGCGGATGGCGGCCTGGCACGCCTCGAGATCCTTCTGCGCCTGGCTGCGGCCATCGAACGCACCGGGCGATCCGGCGTAGCTCAGCGACGGCTCGACCGTCAGCTGGCCCGTGCCCAGCGTCGTCTTGGCGCCGCCAGCGTTTGCGGTGGCCACTGCCTGGAAATACCAGACGCCGGCATCGAACGCAGCCGAGGTGCCGGCCGTGATCGTGAACTTCCACCCCGAACCCTCGGCAACGCCGACGACCGTGGCACCCTCAGAGGCAGTGTTCGTGCGCAGGTAATAGGTGAGGCCGTGGTTCGAGCTGTCGATCGCTGCGCCGAAAGCATGGACACTCGGCTCATCAACCCATACGACGGTGTCGCCAGCGCGGATTTTTGATGGGATCTTCACGGCCTCACCACTGGCGGACAAAACTCCGTTTTGGAGCCTTGTTCGATCTTAGCGGCGCCTTCCGCTCCCTTTCCACGGGCTTTTCGAGCCGTTTCTCCAGTTGATCCCAAATGCTCCTTCTGTCGTACCGCTGATACATCCGATTCAACGCTGCGTACGCATACACCAGCTCGTCGAGTGCTTCGTTTCGTTGACTCGATTTCTTCACCCACACGCGCTCTGGATAACCCCGCACGAACCGCGTGATCTGCTTTTCCGCAGTCAGCTCCTCGAAATACTCCTTCCCAGCCTCTGCATAGAAATGCAGGAACCCTGGGCCGGGCTCGTTGTGCTTCAGGCGGCCGAACAGCAGGCTCTTCGTCGTGTCCGAGCCCACCGGATACACCTCGGCGCCCTTCTTCAGCGCCTTGCCCTTGTAGTTCAGGTCGACCTTCGTTGGCTTGCCGATCGGTGGCTTGCCCTTCTGACTCTGGCCCTTCACCGCAATCACGCCCAGGTTCTGGCGTTCCCTGGCGTACTGGTAGACCTCCATCGTGTGGTGGCCGCCCGAGTCGATGCAGACCACGTCCGGCCGCATCTCGCCGCCCAGTGCATGCTTGAACGGTCGCAGCAGAATCTCGTCTAGCTGCTTCCATGGCTCTGGTCTGCTCGGGTCGCCGTGGATCACCTGCCGGTCGACCAGCCAACCTTCCTCCTCGCGGCCCCACGCCCAGATGCTGAGGCTCAGGCGGTTGTCCTGCACGTCGCAGCCGATCGTCAGCGCTGACGCCTCGGCCGGGATCATCCGCTTCTCGTAGAACTCCGCACGCTCGAGCAGGCTGTCGGCGCCCACCTTCGCCGCGTAATCATCTTCCCAGCTCTCGCCGAGCACTGTGTTGACGAACGTCTTCAGCGCCTCAGGGTCAGACTTCGCCTCGAGGAATTCATCGCGCAGATTGTCCCAGCTGGCATTCGGGCTGTAGCTGTACGCCGCCCAGACATGGAACGACGCATGCTTGCCGTTGCCTGGTGCTGTCGGGCGCCACTCGCCGCGCTCCACCATCCAGCGCTTCTTCGAATGCGGGATCAGCACCCCGCATTCCTCGCAGACGTAATGCACTGGTAATGCACTGTCCTCCCAGCGCATGTGCGCCCACTTGAGGTACTGCATGTGCCCGCAGTCAGGGCAGGGCACGAAGTACCGGCGCTGGTCACCCTGCTGGAACAGCCGCTCGATCCGGCTTGCGTCCTTCAGCGTCGGTGTGCTGCCGGCGATGATCTTGCGGTTCCAGTAATACTCCGTCCGCCTGATGCCCAGCTTGATCTGGTCGCCCTCGGGGCCGGCTGACGGCGGATAGCCATCCGTCTCGTCGAACATCACCACCCGCCGGCTCACACGACGGAAGCCACGCGGGCTGTTGGCACCCACCAGGCCCAGCGTCCCACCCGGATACTGCTTCTGCAGGATCGTGTTCGCTCCGTCCTTCGCCTTGCTGTCGGATACCAAGCCCTTCAGCACCGGGACATCCCGGAGCATCGGTGCGATCTCCTCCTTCGAGTAGCCCTGCGCGTCCTCAATCGTCGGCTGCACCAACATCATCGGGCATGGATCCTGGTGGATGTGGAACGCGATGCAGGCATTCAGGCACTTGGTGTTGTGCGTGGGGATCATGGCCTCGCCGCACAGGAACAAGCTGCTCGGGCTGTCGACCTGAATGCACTGGACGGGGACCGGTTCGACCGGCTCGACCGACACGATCCTCCGGCGCTTGGTGATCGACTCCTTTGCGGCCGGCTGCACCTTGAACGCCTTGCGAGGCAGCCAGAACGGGTTGCAATCTGGCTCGGGCCGAAACACAACCCGGTACTGACGGAGGTGGTGATCCTGCGTGGCCTCGCGGTCAGAGAACGACGCCTTCATGCCAAGCGACACGGCCAGCTCGTAGACGCCCATCGCCAGGGCCGGATTGGTGTTGTTGAACTCGGCGAAGGTGCCGTCCTTGCCGCCATTGGTTCCATCGGAGTCCATCAGGCCACGCAGCAGCAGCAGGCGCTGAGCTTGGCTTCCGCGTAGGTATTCGGGCGGAATGTGCTTGTTGTTGAGCACGCCCATCTGGCGCAGCACCGTCGTCCACGGCGACCTGTTCTCGCGCCCCGGCGCCGAGTCGAGAAACAGCGTCGCGTTGTCCGGGTAGCGCTCGTCGACGCAGGCGACAGTGACCCCGACGCCTTCGGCTCGACAGAAGTCTGCCGTCTTGGCGTCGCTGATGTGCTGCGTGATCCGCGCCGAGCATTTGTGGCCATCCCCCAGCCAGAGGCCGAGCGTGTAGGGCGGCATCGGCAACTCGGCTGCCGGCAGCTGCAGCGGCTTGGCAACCGGGATAGCTAGAGCGTTCCGCCCACGGCTGTCCTTGTGCATCACTGCCATCTCGGCCGTGGTGATCACGCCGCGCTTGGTTGCGACCTCACCCGGCTTTGGCCTACCGGTGCGACCCGATCCGCGCTCGCCACGCAGATACTCAAAGCTCTTGTCGGCCTCAACGAACCACCGGTGGCCGGCGTCTGCGACCACACTGCTGCCGTCGCAGAACGTGATGCGATAGCAGTCGTGATCTGTGAACACCTCCGACTTGAACTGCACGCGGCAGCGCCTACCTCGCTCGTCGAACAGCTCGTCGCCGACCTGCAGCGAGCTCATCGTGCGCCAGCCATCAACGGTCGGGATCGGGGTGTCCAGCGCCAGTGCGTACCCAACCCGCGCACTCTTCATCACCGAGATCTGCTCCACCTTTGGATCGGTGATCGCATCCATGATCCCTTTCTGGTACGGCAGCGTGTGCCACCGACCAGCTTCGGCGCTCGACTCTGCCGACAGATAGAAGAACTTGTCCGACCACTCACTGAGCGTCAGCTTCTCTGGTGGCTTCCAAGCGCGCAGCGCCGAGACTGCAATGTCACTGATCTGGGCCATTGCCCTCCGCCAGCTCTTCCAGAGCCTCGCGCACGATGTCCTCGAGGATTGCGATCTGATCCTGTGTCAGGTCCGGGATCCGCTGCTTTGCCTTTGAGGGTACGCCCAGCACCTTGGTGCGGCTGATCGTGATCACCTCCACCCACTTCGCCTCGACATCGGCGGCCCGGACCAGCAGCCCTTCCTTCTCCTTGCGCTCAAGCTCCAGTAGCTCGGCCTTCAGATACTCGGTGCGGGCTCTGCTCTCGTTGTAGTCGGGGACGATCTCGCCAGGCTCGGGGCCAGCGAGCGATCGATCGCGCTTTGGTGGATCGGAGGGGAGCTCTGGCTCCTGGGACCGACGCTTCGGCCGCGGTGGTGGGAATTCCTTCTCGCCGGCAGGTGGCTTGGGGCCGACCCCGACCTTCTTCATCGTGTTGGCGAACCAGTCCTCGCGCAGCGTCTCGGACTTGATCAGCTCACGACCATCCGCCGAGCGCACCACCGGGAGGCGCCCCTGCTTGATGGCCTTGTAGACGGCCGTCCGAGACACCCCAAGGGCGTCGGCTGCTTCTGACTTCGTGATGAGCGGCAAGGTTTGCCGGCTGTGTGAACCAAGGTTACAGGTTTACAGTTCTGGTTGACACCGGAGCCCGAAACCCAGTCCCCAAAGGTAATATGACCGGTTGCCCTGTTGCCGGGGAAAGGGGTGATATTGCGTGAAATCGGCAGGCGAGCGTGAGGTTGAAACCAACTTCACAAAACTTTGCCTAGTCTAAGATCGAGATTCGAATTCACC